TCGATGATGGCGCCACTAAGGTCATATTTCTTGGTTAAGACCTTGCTGTCGTGGGAGATATTTTCGCTAATCATACTCGAGGGATAGAGCGAACTGTAATCGAGACAAGCGACAGGTGTTTCGAGGTAGAGATTACATTTGGGTTCGAGGACCGTAGCGCCTTCATAGCCGTCATCGCTGAGGGATTTTTCAATGACGGGCATCAAGGTGCCTTTTTCCCGGCATTTTTTCGCAATGTAGCTGGTCAGTTTGATACTTTGGCCACGCATGACGAGAAAGTCCATCGGCACACTACAGAGCGATGCCATTTCACTATAGCCCGTCAAGACATCGATTTTCCGCATGAGATGGTGGACGAGATTACAATCTTGAATACAGTATTTGGCAATAATCGCGCGCTCCTTGGGGCCTTCCTTGGTCATCCGGAAGATATCCTGGGGCGTCACATCATCTTTGGCTAAACCCCAGCGCACCTTTTTTGTGACCAGGTCCGGTGTTTCTTTGCCATGGATGAGAAAGGTGCCTTTTTGATAATCGACGGCGCGCACTTCAAACTTTTGCCCGTTTTTATAAGGGTCGCTTGTGTGCGCTTCCTCTTCGAAATTCACAAAGCTGCCATTTTCAAGTCCGGTTAAGTTTTTGCTATAGATTTTCGTACTTATTGCGCTTGCTTCGCTTGCGCTTGTGTATTCTATTTTTTTGACATCGTCCCCAATAAAATACCCCGACACATAATCCAGTTTGTATTGCGTGAGTTGGTAATCGCGACGGAAATAATTGTATAAATCGATTTGTAGGCGCCCTGTCATTTTTACGAATTTTATATCGTGCTGCCCACTCGCAATCATTATCGTGTTTTCTTCGAGGCCTTCTTTTTTCGTGCGCCAATCCCATTTTAAACACACTTCGTTTTTGTTGCGCGAAAGCCGCAAGAAAGCCCGCTCACAGCCAAGCTCCTTTGCCCGCAGAAACATAAATTGGTAATCAAAACCAAAGATATTGTAGCCAATAATGATATCTGGATTTTCCCGCTGAATCAAATCAGTCCACGCCAAGAGAACTTCTTTCTCGGTGGCATAGCTTTCAATGACGGCACCAGCGACCGGGTCGCACGTATCACGCGCAATACAATGGTTTAAATAGGGTTTGTCTTCGCCATAACGCGCGAAGGTGGAGCCAATAAAGGTGACATTGTCGCCTTGGAGGGGTGGAAAGAGTGAGGTTAAAGTCCGGGTTAATTCATTTAATTTTGTCTCGCGAGTTGTGTCTGTGTCAGTTAAAACATCTATAATCGTGCCCCGTTTTTTATAGGCCTTTGGTTTGGCTTTCAGCCAGTTCGGCGCATCTTCAACGTGCGCTTCTTCAACGTGTGCTTCTTCAGCTTGCGCTTCCTCCTCTTCCTCCTCTACAGTGACTTGCTGATATTTTATATCCGTTAGCCCGAGGTCTAATTCGATATCGGTTGTCGCGTAATTTGCTGGTTTAATTTTAATCCATTCATTGAATTGGTCTTCCAAGGTTTCTTGCGACACTGGCGCGATTGGATAGACCAAATCGACGGACGGCATTCTCGCCCCTGCTTCGCTTGCCCCTGCTTCGCTTGCAAACGCCGCCATGACTATTTTTTTTATAAAGGCGACCGCATAATTCTCCTGTTCCGCGCATATATCGATAATGTTGGTGGCCAATTTTTTATAATTTTTTACCGGGAGGGGGAAATCTCCATGGCTACTGCTCGCCTCAATATCAAAGCTACATATTTTATAAGGCACAATCGTTTCTTTCTGCGGTAAAGGTATTATGTCGGTATATTTAACCACATATTCGTAGTCGCAGGAAGTCAATTTCTTGCTTTTAAGCAGCGTTTTATCACGTGGCAATTCAATCCAGCCCGAGGGACTAATCTCTTTGATGTGAAATAAACGCAATAATGGCGGTATTTGCGCTTCATAAAGCAGTGTTTGGGTTTCTGTGCCTTCTTCGGCTTCGACAAATACATAGCCACGCGGGTTGAGCCGATAATCCGTCTGGGCTTTCGTGTACCACAAGCTTTTGACCTTTTTCATAGCCGCTTCATTGTTGAAATTGAATTGGACAAAATTGTATTGTTTGCCGCCATCAAAACCGTATAATTTTTTCTGTTTAAGCAATTGCGTTGAGGAAATAGCGGAGGCATACGGTTCCCCCACATCTGTAGCCACTTGTTCGACAAACTGGATTTTTTCATTCTCGGTCCATTCGTCGCCAACTTTGACATAGAAGAAGGGCGCATAGTCTTTTACGTTAATACATGCCGTTTTGCCTTTCTCGTTCACCCCAAACATCTGGATACTGAAAACCTTCTTTTTTGTATCCTCGTCGAAGATATCGCTTGTTTCGAACGTTAAGAGCCGAAAGGATTCGTTCATTCTTTTAGATATTGAAATCTATTTACATTTTAATTTCAAATCAATTTTAAGAGGATAAAATTGGTTTAATATCGACGCCTTGTTCGCGTTTTATTTGTACGCTTACGCCTAGTGGTGCGTTTAGTGCTACGTTTTTTGTGCTTGGTCTGTTTCTTTTTGCCCCCACTCTGTTTGCCCCCACTTTGTTTGCCTCCACTTTGTTTGCCCCCACCGCCCTGCTTGATTTTATCCACTTCTTTCATCATTTCATCTGCGGTGCGTCCGCCCTCGTAAGGTTTGAAGGTCGCACGATTATTATACGTAATCGTTCCAATGGTCGGGAAACCGTCGACTTTCACATTTGATACTTTTTCTTTGAGTTTTTCCATAAACCCGTCCTGTTTCATCGTGCTTTCTTCGACTTCCACAATCGCTATATTTTTCCCTTTGGCTTGCTCTTCGATTTTATGCCATTCCGGCACCATGCTTTTACAATGACCACACCAATCGGCATAAAATTTAATAAACATGGGTACTTTTTTTTCAACCAAATCTATCACCTGATTAATGTTTTTGACATGAATGATTTTTATTCCACCCTCCATATATAAATTATTTAGAGATTAAAATATTTAATTTTATATATATGTATAAATTACTTATTATTGGCATTGTGTTTCTGTTAGGCTTTTATTTTATTTATAAATCCAATGATATCGAAACCTTTTCAACCGCAGAAGATATAAAAAGTGATTTTAAAATTGCCGATAAATGCCCGGATGTGCTCATTCAAAAAGGCGCCACCTACTTTCTCTATAATTCTAAACGCGCTAATGTGCCCGGGATAAATCCTATCCGCTTTGAAAGTCTGGAAGAGTATGTAGAATTTACAGAGTGGCAACGCAGTCAAGGTATATTGTGCCCGATATTATTTTTACAGCATGCGTATGATGCGCAAGGCGAGCCCGTCTATAAAGCCCGCCCAAGCCCGACGAATTTACAAGGTGGGCAGCCGGATTACTATGTGACGCCCGCCAGTTTGCCGTCCATGAATATTATGCCGCCGCCGGCGAATGTGCCCATCCAAGGTGTTTGCGCACAAGGCGACACGCAATGTGGCGTGCTCAGCGCCCTTCCTATTGAAGGCACAGGATGCTTAGGCACAGGAGGCACCGGCAAGGGAAGCGCATGCGTTAATAATTATCCTGGGTTTGATGAACAAAATCAAACCATCGGCGGCAATACACCCATGGATAAAATGTTTAATCAAACCGCTGGCGTGAGCCCCAACCCGATGGATTCTAACTGGGGTGGCGTCGAATATACCGAGAATCTGGTTAAAGCGGGCTATTATAAAGACAATGAAGTGCGTATAGCAGCTTAATCAGTTTTTATTCTCTTCAATATCTTCATTATCTTCAATACTTGTGTTGCTAGGCTTACTTGTGTTGCTAGGCTTACTTGTGTTGCTAGGCTTACTTGTGTTGCTAGGCTTACTTGTGGCTAAATTCACCAGTCCTTCCACTACACCCGCTTGAAATTTAAGCGATTTGGCAATAATATAGAATAAAAAAATAGAAACTAACCCATATCCTAGCCATTTATATAAATCATCTAGTTTCATTATATATTATATATCGACGTTAATAATCGTTCGTTTAACTAAAAAATCAAAAATCGCATTAATACACGGCTTTGCTAATTTCTTGCGTTGCCCGTTTTTATTTACTGTTGTAATTGTGTTTAAACTCGTCGCGTCCGCTTGTATGGCCGTGAGAAGTGCCGCCAAGGTGCCAAATTTTTGCATAATCGCAGCGGCGGCAACAGGACTCACACTCGGTATTTGCGACAACATAATCTCTCCAATATTCTCGGGTGTTATGTTATCTTTCTTAATGCGTTTACCAATGACTTCGGCGTAGGCAGTTGTGGGTTCATGCGTAGCGGGCTCATACGTAGTGGGTTCATGCGTAGTGGGTTCATACGTAGTGGGTTCATGGGTAGCGGGCTCATGCGAAGCGGGAACGCTGTAAAACGGCCGCGCCCCTTCTTTTTCTATTTTTAATGTAAAATAGAGTAGCCATTCAGCAGTTTCTTCTAAACTCATGGTGCGCTGCAGAGAGAAGCCTTTGAAAAAACTGATGCTCGTCATCGCCGACAAAAGCGCTTTTTTATCCGGCGACCCTTTGAAGGGCCGGTAATAGCGGAAATCCCCTTCGATTAAATAATAAATTTGGTGGTTGTGGAGACTACATTGATTTAAGCGAAAACTTTGTTCTTTGTAGCGTCCGTCGCGAATACTCGCTGCTAAATCGGCTAAACTTTTCCGCTCAATGATGGCCTTTTCTTGCCCTAGGTCGTCGCAGATAATGACGTCGCCTAAAGGCAGATTTTCCGATACCATTTTTATTTTCATATCGTCGGTTATTAGGCCTGTTAAGAATTGAATGAGCTTAATCTCTCGGTAATCAATTTTAATAAGCATTATTTATGCATATTAAAGAGTTATGTTTAAATCATTTTTAGGGGGGAAACCCCACTGACCCCCCATCTGGGGGAAGGGATTCCCTAGATTTGGGGCAATATTTACCCTAGATTTGGGGCAATATTTACCCTAGATTTGGGGCAATATTTATCCTCAATTGGGTCCACCTTTCCCCAGATGGGGGGTCAGGGGGGCTGTGCCCCCCTCTAGCAGCGCGGCTTAACTACTCTAGCACCTATATTCGTTCCGCAAGATATATTTTTCACAATATTTGCGTAAGCGATTTCTGGTGGACAAGGACAACCCAGGCGTTGGAGGTAAACGCCGCTCACCGACGCGGGCAACCCAATCGTTGGCGCTAAGCCTTGTTTCTTCACACCACCCATGGTGTTTGTTTGATTAATCAAACTATCTGTATTTTTTGCGCGACCATTCATAGTTCTGCCTCCAACCATTTTATATACTATACGCATATAATTTATTGATTAGAGAAAAAGATTTAAATATAATTTATACTAAATATACAGAAATGGAAGGGCCCGATGATATGAAAGCTATATTACAAGACGGCGATGTCATAAAATGCGGTGAACATTTGATTTTCAATCCTTTTAACAGTGAAAATATTGAGATTACATTGAGCGATGTTCAATCTATTCTTAACCGTTATGGCATCAAAGCGCCGGTCCATAACTTGGAGCTCTATAAACGAGCCTTTATTCACAGTTCTTATACCAAGCGCTCCCAGCACGAGAATTTGAGCAACAATATAACCATTATGCCCTGTCCACCCGATTGCTTGCCCTTAAAAACGAAATCCAACGAACGCCTCGAGTTTATCGGCGACGGGGTGCTTGAATTGATTACCAAGTATTACCTCTACCGGCGTTTTCCTAAAGCTGATGAAGGCTTTATGACCGAGAAGAAAATCGCCTTAGTGAAGAATGAACATATTGGCAAATTGGCCTATGATATGCACATCAATAAATGGCTCATTATTTCGAAATATGCGGAGGAAAAAAAGATAAGGACCAATTTGAAAAAACTTGGCTGCTTATTTGAGGCGTTTATTGGTGCGCTTTTTTTAGATTTCAATAAGATTACTGTCGCGGATGAAGAGGGCTGGTTTAAGAATGTGTTTGTCACTGGACCTGGCTTTCAGATGGCGCAAATTTTCGTGGAAAGTGTCTTTGAAACTCACGTGGATTGGACCAAAATTATTAATACGGATGATAACTATAAAAATATCCTACAAGTGAAAATACAGAAAGAATTCAAAACCACGCCGGATTATCTGGAAATTAGCCACCAGGTTGAGCAAGGTTATGAGATGGGGGTCTATTTATGCCTGGGTAAACCAATTCACCAAATGAAATTGGCAGACAGCGTGCCTTTCAGTGTGTATGGTTCTTTTCAAAAAATTCAGGAAGAATTAGCCATAAAAGGTCATGTTTTTGTGTTTCTGGGAAGCGGTATACATAAAATAAAGAAAAAGGCAGAGCAAATTGCGAGTGAATTGTCCATCAGCACTTTTGAAAAAGTGCGACAAAACCCTTTTTAAGAACTTTTGAGTTAACTTTATGTATTATGACACAAAACATATATAAACAAAAGATTGTATTACGTATAATGAAAATTATAATATTTGTTCATACTTGTAAAAAATATGAAGAATCTCGAGCCAAAATAATAGAAAGTACATGGGGAAATAAACCTAATGTAGTATTTATAACGGATAATGAAAATTCCACATTAAAAAATCATTTATATATTGGCCCATATAAAACTGGACCTACATATCATCCTGAGAATGTAATTAAAATGTTTAATTTATTTTTGAATAATTATTCTGATTATGATTTTTTTATGATGATTGATGATGATAGTTATTTATATATTGATAAACTTGAATTATATTTATCTTTTTTTGATAAGAATGATACTTATATGATTGGTGATTTTTTAAATTGGGCTGCTCCAAGTACAGAACATTGGTTAACTTGTGATTATAATGCTTGGGCTAGTGGTGGTCCGGGTTTAGTTTTTACTAAAACATGTATAGAAAAATTCATATATTTATCGAAAACTATAAATATACCTTATTATCCCCACGATAAATGGTTACATCATTTATTTATGTTTTCTGACAAAAAAATAAAGCGTGTCGATTGTCCAGGTTTTCACCAATATAGGTCAAAAACTTTATTACAAAAATACACAAAAAAAGATAATAATATAGTTTCTGTTCATTTAGAAGGAAATTTAGATTTAATATATGATTTTCACACGGTATGACACAGTTAAAAATCGCAAAACCCTTAAAGCATTTTTGTTATAAAGGTTTTGCCGCACTTTTCCAAAAGTGCTGTTTTGCGATACTTTTTTAAAAAGTATATATAAGATGGCTGCTGCTCTTTTAGCCAAACTAAAAATAAATAATCCACCTGTCGCCAAAAAAGAATTTGAAATAAATATACGTGGAGATATCGCCGCTATTGAAAACAAGCCTGCTGCTACGATTATTGACGAATCGAAAAATGCGAATTTTGACCGGGCGACTTTTTTAAAAACTTTTCAGAAACCAAAGATTGTACAAACGCAGGGCATTGTAGCGCCAGCAGTGCAAGCGCCAGCAGTGCAAGCGCCAGCAGTGCAAGCGCCAGCTAAAGCATCAATCAAAATTAAACTTCCAAAAAAAAGTATAAAGCCTGCTTTGCCAGTTGAGCCAGTTGAGCCTGCTTTGCCAGTTGAGCCAGTCGAGCCAAAAATTACAATTCGCAAGACGAAAAAACCCATCATGGCTCCGGTGTTAGAAGGTCCTTTCAAGATGATTACGATTGGTGATGCGGATATCGAGACACGGTTAAAAAAACGCAACGAAGCGCCCATCGTCCTGCCCGCCTCGGCCTATTATATGAACAATCGCGAAATTTTCGTGAATTTTATGGCCACCTTATTCAGTAAATACAAGAAAACTTTAGCTGATGAAGCTGCGACACCTGCTACCTGCGACAATGAAGGGACGGATTTTTCTCTCATGACCCATCAACAAATCGTCCGCGATTATTTAAATCTCTATTCCCCTTACCGTGGTTTGCTGCTGTATCACGGTCTCGGCTCGGGTAAAACCTGTTCCTCTATTGCCATCGCCGAAGGTCTCAAAAATGCCAAACCCGTTATTATTATGACGCCGGCATCTCTCCAAGTGAACTATCGTGAAGAACTGAAAAAATGTGGCGATGAACTCTATAAAAAAAATCAGTTCTGGGAATTTATTTCGACGAAAGGCGCAGACACAAGCAAAGCAGGTACAAGCAAAGCAGGTACAGATACCGCAGAACTCGTGGATACCCTAGCCAAAGTCCTATCGCTCTCGGTCGACCATATTCATAAAAATGGCGGTGCCTGGATGGTCAATATGTCGAAACCCGCGAATTATGACCAATTGTCCGCCATTGATAAACTGAAATTAGACGCGCAAATCGAACAAATGCTCTCGCATAAATACCGCTTTATTAAATACAATGGTTTGCGCGCGTCGCACCTGCTCGAATTGACGAAAAACAATACCATCAACCCATTTGACAACAGTGTCGTTATTGTGGACGAAGCGCATAACTTAGTCAGTCGCATTGTCAATAAACTCGGGAAAAAAAAGGGCAGTATTGGCCTAACCCTTTACCAGCTGTTAATGAAAGCGAAAAATGTGAAAATTGTCTTACTGTCAGGCACGCCGATTATTAATTACCCGAATGAAATCAGTATTCTCTTCAATATTTTGCGTGGTTATATTACGAGCTGGTCTTTTAAACTCGATATCTTGGCCGAGCGCCAAATCAATACAGTCTTTCTCCAATCGCTCTTTAAAAGCAGCATACTCGGCGGCAATATTTTAGATTATTTGGAATATAAACCCACCTCCACGACCTTGGTTATCACGCGCAATCCGTTCGGCTTTGTGAATAAAATCCCAGGCAAAGACAATACCTATGCGGGCGTGAAGTTTGAGCTAGGCGAACGCGGCGAAATCAGCGACGAGACTTTCATCGGACTGGTGACGCAAATTTTGAAAAAAAATAATATCAAAATACAGCCGAATGGCGTGTCGATGCAAGAATACAAAGCTTTGCCGGATACCTTAGATGCCTTCAAAGAGAATTTTATCGAAGAAAGTGGCGAACTGAAAAATATGAATATGTTTAAACGCCGCATACTCGGCTTGACCTCGTATTTTCGCAGCGCACAAGAAAGTTTGATGCCGCGCTACAAAAAAGAAAATCCAGCGGATTTCCAAATCATTAAAATTCCCATGAGCGATTTTCAATTCGGCATTTACGAAGAAGCGCGTGCCCAAGAACGCAACCAAGAGAAAAAGAACGCAATGAAAAAGAAATTTAAGAAGCCTGGGGTGGAGGGGTTATACGAAAACACCACCTCCACCTATCGCATTTTTTCGCGGGCTTTTTGTAATTTCGTTTTTCCGCGACCCGTTATTCCACGACCCATGCCCGACAAAAAAAATGGCGGCGAAGCTGAATTGGCGGAGGCGGTATTAGAAGTCGACGAAGATGTCATTGATGCGGTTTCCCAGAAAGAAAAGGCGGAGCGCGATGAAGCCTTTGACGAAGAGGAGGACGCCGGTGCGGCAGGACCAGCAAAAGTATCTTACAAAGACCGCATTCACACCGCCTTGACCGCCTTGGAAAAAGATGGGGCGAAATATCTCACACCGACCGGCCTCCAAGTTTACAGTCCCAAATTTCTCAATATTTTAGAAAATATTCAAGACGTAGACCACGAGGGTATTCATTTGGTCTATACGCAATTTCGCGCGCTGGAAGGCATTGGGATTTTAAAACTGGTGTTGGAAGCGAATGGGTTTACGCAATTCAAAATTAAAAAGGCCGGTGAAAGCTGGGAGCTAGCCATCCCGGAAGCGGATGCAGGCAAACCCACCTTTGCGCTCTATACGGGGACGGAAAGTCCGGAAGAGAAAGAAATTATTCGCAATGTGTTGAACAATGCTTGGAAATATGTACCGGAAACGATTGTCCGGAAATTAAAAACAATTGCGCCAAATAACAACTTGGGCGAGATTATTAAAGTCTTGATGATTACATCGTCAGGTGCGGAAGGGATTTCTTTGAAAAATGTGCGGTATGTCCACATAACCGAGCCTTATTGGCACCCGGTGCGTATGGAGCAAGTCATTGGGCGGGCGAAACGTATTTGTAGTCATCAAGCACTGCCGCCCGAACTCCGCACCGTGACAGTGTTTCTCTACCTCATGACGTTCACGGAAAAACAATTGAGCGGCGATAATACAATTGAATTGAAAACGAAAGATATTAGCCGGAAAGATGCGACCGTGGTTGTATCTACCGATGAGGCGATTTATGAGATTGCGTCCGCCAAAGAAGACATAACCAACAGTATTCTCCACTCCGCCAAAGAGGCATCGATTGATTGTACGCTCCACGTGAAATCCAACGCAAGTGAAAAATTACAATGTTTTGCGTTTGGTTCAGCGAATTCAGCCAAATTTGCCTATGGTTTGGCACTTGAAAATGAACAATCGGATGCGATTGCCGACCGGAATAAAAAGGCCGTGGAATGGAAAGCCAAGACGGTGGATGTTGGCGGCGTAAAGTATGCGTTAAATCCCACAACCAACGAAGTTTATGATTTAGACAGTTATATGCGAAAACAACCTTTGAAGGTCGGGAACTTGGTGAAATTGGCCAACGGTGAGTGGAAATTAGAAATGATTTAATTTCTGGTGAGAGATTATATGAGTTATACCTTACAAAAAAAAATAAAGGATGCTGAGCTTTTATTAGATGACCTCTATGAAAACCCTGATTTTGTGGATGATGCTTTTATTGAGAATGTAGAAAATAATGAATTAGAAGTTGTTAAAAGAGTCGCATTACAGCGTAAAGATGCTGCTAAAATAATAAATAATAATAGTAGAGAATCCGCTTTTTATCGGAATATAATTAAGTTAGTTGAAAAGCGCCAAGGGCAGATGGCACCACGCAGTCGCAGTCGCAGCCGCAGCCACAGCCGCAGCCGCAGTCCACCACCTATCCAGCGCGCGACAAGACCAGCGACCCGCCGCGCTCCATCCCGGCAAACGTTTGTCACCCCATCACGGAGTCGCAGTCCAGTTCGTCGTCGCAGTTCAGGTCGTCGTCGCAGTTCATCGCAGAGCGGCAGCCCAGCCGGTACTCGCCGCAACAATCGCGGAGGTGGTAAAAAAACACGTAAAAGGTCCTAATAGGCCCAAATGAAATAGGCCCAAATGAAATAGGCCCTTTTCAATTTATTACGACGGGTAAATGGTCGGAACCATATGTTATAAATTGTTTGACAACGTCGCCCTGAAAATCATCAGGCACATCCGCATTGGTATGTTTCAAGTCCACCCCTTTGATGAGAATATTGTCAATACACATTTTGCGTTCAATGTAATACGTGGGTTTCTGATTTCCTATTTTCAGTCCCGCTTTTTTAAGCCGCTGGTATAATTCGGTCGGGCGTTGAACCTGATAATTCTCGTTAAAATCACCGCCGATAATAAGAGGGCCTGCCATCTGTAAAAGCTCTGCCATCTGTAAAAGCTCCGCCATCTGTTTCATCCGGACTTGATGCGATACATCGTCTAAATGTACATTATAAATATGCAGCGGGCGTTTCTGATAAGTGCATTGTACCCCGAGTCCAAATTCTAAGGGAATTATAACGGGCAGAGAAAAAAGTGATTTGCGTAAAAAAATGACATTGCCACTATAACTTTGCTTGTCTTGCCACTTTATATTTTTCCAGCGGAGCAGATGATGGGTTTTTTGAAAGGTCTGGGCCAGCCGATTGTATTCACCCTGCATAACTTCTTGTAAGAGCAGGACATCCATATCCAGGTGCTTTAATGTTAAAAGGATTTGCGTTTGCCGTTGTTGGCGCTTCAATAGTATCTCGGGCGGAATCATCGGATAATAACGTTTTTTAATAAATTCATCGGCCAATATATTCCACGAGATAATTTTCATACTATATATAATATTCAGTATTGTTTTCCAGTTCGGGATGGGTTCTATAATCGCATTTGCAAAAAAGCGCACGTGTTATATCTATTATAATTTCAATCATTTCTATGGTTAACATTATATTAATAAATACGACTAGCATTCTGAAAGCGTTCGTCGAGAGAATGTCTGCGAAAAGCCAGTTCAAACCGCGGGCTACCATTTGTAATTGTATGAGACCAAGCCACAGCGTCAGCGAAATCAGGAAATGATAGAGGCATAGTACGCCTGCTTCTCTATCCGTCAACGGTTTATGAATCAATCTTTTGGCAAGCGTCTTTACTGTTTGTTTCATACAGCACTCTGTAAATATTCTTTTTTCCATTTTTTATATGCGATTATTGAAATGAATTACAATCAATTTTTCCGTAATAAATCTAATATTTGATTTTGTTTTGCTAAAATCTCTCTTAGTAGTGCGATTGGTTCGTCTTTTTTTTTAAAAAGTGTCATAAAATCATTGGCCAAGGTATCGGGTGCCAAGGTATCGGGTTGCAAGGTATCGGGAGGAAAGGTCTCCAAAGTATCCGAAAAAATGACCTTTTTCGGTTTGTCTTCTATTTTTAATTTAATAGGTTCTTGCTGTGCTTGTCCCTGCTGTGCTTGCCCTTGCTGTGCTTGCCCTTGCCCCGGATTTTGTATCCATTTGTTCGCGGCTTCTTTATCTTGTGTTTTTAACACCATATTCAGTTGGGATTCGCGCAACGCAATTTGTGCCGCAAGTATTTTATCCATTTCGCCACCCATCGGCGAATCCAAATTGTCCGAAAAATCGATTTTATTGGGCACCGGCGTCGTATTAAACGTCTCAAATTCTTTTTTCTTGGTGGTTAATTCCGCCTCGAAGATTTTTTGTCTTTTTTTCAAGAGGTCTTCCGCATTGTATATTTGTTCTATTTTATTTTGTTTATCGCGATTGTTAATGGCACTAATATCTACTAACATTTCTTCAATAACCCGTTTATCCAAGTTCACTAAAGTGTCCGTTGCGGTTATTTTTTTTGCTATCGTCTCGATTTTCCTTTCAAAATCTTTTTGTATCATCGGCGCATTAACATCTGGTATGGAACGAAATATACCATTGTCGATAAGTAATTTCCAAACCATCCCTTTATTTTGATTCGATGTAAATTTATCATAAATGTTATCCATTAGTATAAAAAATAAGTAATTTTTATATTATATTTCATTTATATATCATTATTGTAATACCGGTCGCGCATTTTTTCCATCGCAGCATCACTTATTTTGTTTTTTTTAAAAAAATCATAGTTGTGTGTGTCCTTAACCAATGAAATAATAAAGTATAAGGAATACATCCCACACTCGGTATTCCCTTCTTGGTGCGCAAATGGCGCATTTTGGTCCAGTGTCAATTCTATGTCTAATTGTAAGGCTTGCGATACCACCCGATTACAAAATTTCTTAACTTCGTCCGGCATTTCCGTGCCATTGCTGTCAAAAAAGAATATGAATTTTTTCTTTAAATTTATAAAGAGAGAAATCCAATGTGCCCCGCTTTTATCGTGTGGGTCCGTATTGAATATAATGCCGAATTTGGTTATACCGTCTTTTATAAATTTGGAAAGTTTGAAATTACATAAATCGTCCCAGACACATTTATCATTGTAGATGCGTTTGTCGAAATCAATTGGCGTCGGCCCAATGAACCGGAAACAGGGATAAGTATGTTCATACTGTTTCATAACCTTTTCAATATCCGTGCTGTTTAACCAGGTCGTATGGTTTTCCTTCCATTTTACTGGTGATTTGGGTGCAAAGGTATAATCCAATAATTCATCGTTTAAATTATTTTCCATGAATTTTTGTTTTAACCAGCACGCTTCAGAGTGGCAGGCATCGCGCATTTTATTTTTTAAATTGGTCCAAATCTCGTTTAGATTATCGCTATTAATCGGTGAATCACTATGCCGCTTATTCCATAAATCACGCATTTTTAAAAGGTCATTTTTGCTATAACAGCTAAATTTCTGAATTTCATTATTGGTTTTCGGTGCGCATTGTGCCTTCTTGAATGAATTATTGCCGCCCTTGCTATGCTTATGCTTGCTATGCCTATGCTTGCTATGCCTATGCTTGCTATGCTTATGCTTGCTATGCTTATGCTTGCTATGCTTATGCTTGCTATGCTTATGCTTGCTATGCTTATGCTTGCTACGCTTTTCGCTCTTGCTTCGCTTATGCGTATACTTATGTAATTTATTTTTCCGCGTTTTGCCAGCGCTCATTTACTATATTTTAAATAGATAAATCTTCTTTACGATTTTTTGATTTTTTTAGGTGGTACGCCTTTTAGTTTTAAATCCTGGGTTTTTAAATCAATATCCATTTTCATCGGAATAATTCGCAGGTCGGTAGTATTTTCTGTCTTGTTAATAACATAGTTGTCTAAATTGGCCAGAGCTATGGTTTTACGCATCATTTTATCATTGGCTTCGTCTAGTGTATCCGACCCATCGAATGTGTCTAACAATTCTTCTGGTGTTAGTGTGTGTTCTGCTCCTTGCTGAGGGTCTTGCATGTGCTGAGGGTCTTGCGCGTGCTGGCCCTGTATAATATCTTTTTTATCGGTTATTTCAAAATACCGAATCGCCATATTAACAAAGGCCGTGTGTATTTCCTTAATTTCTTTATTTCCCTCCTCTTTTAACATATCTTTAAAAAGCGCAATGATACGTTTTCGATAGAATTTTATTTCGGCCGTATTGTCTTTTATTTGTCCTAATTTCTTTCGCTGTAGTATACTTAAATAAAGTGGATTGGTAAAAAAGGTCAAAGACGCATTGTCTACAATGTTCATTTTTTCTAATGGCACTTTGTCTAATGGCACTTTGTCTAATGGCACTTTGTCTGGCGCTTCTTCTGTCATTTACATTCTATAATTTAATAAAATGTAAACGTTAAACGATTTCTTTTACTTGTTGCCTTGTACAATTCTCGAAAAAATTAACACCCAACCCTTTCGGGCAAGGATTAGTCTCCGCGAATTCCGTCTTGGCAAAAAGACCCGGAAAGGGTTGTTGGAATGAACCAAGCGCCAAGCTTGGTGCTGTATACAGGTCACTCGTTTTCGCTGGAATATAGCACGACTGTCCCGCGCCGTGCTGCAAGGCAAAAAACTGGTTCCTTAATCGGGATTCATTGTTAATATTGGTGGCGAATCCACTCCAAGGTGCTTGAGCATTCCCAGGATTAAACGTCGAGGTTATGTCATAGGTGGGTTGTAAATGTATCGGTTCGCTGTGATTTTCGCGTCTATCGACAATCGGCAGCAGTGCATATTTGGTGGACAGTGGACGGATATCAAATTGCGGCTGTAATGGATTGGATGGTGTATTTCGTGCGGACATCCGTTGATTTAATTCTTCCGTGCGTTGGTTTCCTGGTTTCATGCGTTCCATTGTATATAGTATACATTAAAAATATTTGCGCATCAAAAATATTTGCGCATTGATTTTACTCGCCTGTTGTGTCTCTTCCGGGTATTGGGGCTTCGCTCACACTTTAAAAAATCCTCTAAATCCGCTAAAAGTTTTTTACTCACAATGGTATCCACCGCTTCTTCTTCGGCGCTTTTTTTTAGAACCATATAATTAAATTGTCGCATAAAAGCGACGATATGCCGGACAAAATCATTTTTATCAATTTGTGTAGAGCTTAAGACCGCGTCATAATAGCGCGTTGCCATCTCTTCGAATGGGATGGATACCCGATAAGGTTTAATATTTATATAATAGACATTGTCTTTATCCATTAAAGGGTGATATAAATCATCAATAAAACATATTTCTGCGTTGGCTGGTATATTTGTGCAGCGGATTAAATCAGATACACTTTTTTCGTGGCTGGTGCGCTGGGGTTCAATTTGTTTGCCACGAATCTTATAAGCCGCGATGACACGGTCAAAAACAGTAGTGCCGAGTTTTAAATTAATATAGTCGCTCAGCATTGTAACCCAACTTTTAGGTCCTTGATTGTTCGTGTAGATGAAAATTTGCTGACAGGCTTTTCTCTCCTTTTTCTTCCGTAGAGTATTCAAAATTGACAACATGTTTGGGCGAAAAACTTCCGGAAAGACATCCAGCAACTCGAAAAATTTGTCATTGAATAAATTGTGGCCATAATACTGTTCGAGCGCATCCCAGAAAATAGATAGCTCGGTAAAATAGCCCAAGGTTTCATCTAGGTCAAATACCACAATTTTTGCGGTTTTTCCCGATTTGGCTAATTTGGCTGATTTGGCCGATTTTGCTGATTTCATTTGTGCTAGTTGTGTAGTAACATATGATAATATATCTTTGGAATAAATCAATACAGGTATTAATGCCAAGGCTATTAGTTTGAACAGGTGCGTCATAATCTTTTTTTTAACGATTTTTACAAATAACCAGATTTTCCACATATATAGTATATACAAATGAAATCGAACCAAATGAAATCGAACCAAATGAAATCGAGCCAAATGAAATCGAGCCAAATGAAATCGTTAAAAATGACCTTACGAGATTATAAAAATATTTTGAAATTCTATAAAATCGATACAGAGGCTTTAACCAATAAAGCAATTAAAGAAAAGGCGGAGCATTTCCTAGCGGTTAAATTATGTAAATGTATTAAGAATATAAGAGCAGGCACGGGCACAGGCAGAGCAGGCAGCGAGAAGCGAGCAATTTCACTATGTTATAACAGTGTTTTAACTAAAAAGAATTTGAAAGTATTTAAATTTACATGCAAGAAAAAGGCGAAATTATTGCCGAAAAAAGGTACCCGGAAAATGTGCGTTGAACATAACTCTGCGTATAATTCTTTAGCCGAAAAATTGAAAAAGTAAAAACTAAATTAGACAGGTAAAAAAGAAAAATGTTGGCCTATGACCCTAGACGCAATCCGTTCGCATTCAACGATGAACCACTGGAAAATAATGACGAAGACGCATCAACCAATGACACTTTACTGATAAAACCCGTACATGTAAATGAAAAAATATTCACAAATGTATGGGGCGTGACCATAACTACCGCATTTATAATGGCTGTTTTGCTCGGGGGACTAATTAATCTCAATAAATCTGCTGAAATAATCTATGGAATAATTGGCTTTTATACTTTTCAAGTCTATTATATTATACATATTTGCTGGTATGCGAGCTTTTTCATAATACATTTGTTTTTGGTTTCTACGCAATTATTTTACACCATGAATAAAAGGAATTATATAAATTACATCATCATAAATTACAAGCAGATTAGTTATAATATTTATATAAAATTCTTATTTATGAGTTCAATCATCGTGATTTTATTTTTACAAGTCGACAACACCTCGCCCATCCCTTTGTATTATAATTTAATTATAATTGAAATTGTCTTATCCACTCTATTGCTGACATATATTAACGATGTTATAAACGCATATAATCAAATCGTTTAATACATATGTTTCTTCTCTCCTATGTCTAATATGGCGAAAATTTTCTTTGTGTTGGTATTGCTCATTGTATTTCAACTGCTTTTATTGGGCGCAGCGGCACTGAAAGGCATTCATAAGTATTTTTTACTGGGGGAATTAAATTTATTGGAGAGATATGGTACAGGCAGTTGGGTGGCGATTACGGGTGCATCGAGCGGGCAAGGCTACGAAATGGCTTTGGCTTTCGCCCAACGAGGGTTTAATTTGTTGCTGATTGGCTCGAAACGTACGCAGGAAACCGCCGCGCGACTGAAAGCGGAGTATCCGGAGATAAAAACCAAAGTGCTGTTGAAAGATTTTCGGCAGGCCTTTCAAGATGATTTTTTCGTCGATATTGATGCGGCTTTTCAGGAACTCGGAACGGATTTAGCTATTCTTATCAATAATGTGGGACACCGGGTAGGCTGGAAGGCTTATCACGACATGCCGGCGGCCTATATTCGCGATGTCATTGCGACGGGGACCTTGGTGCAAAGCCGCTTAACACATATGGCTATTCCTTATTTCCTGAAAAGGGCAAGCGGAGCTAGAAAGAGCGCCTTGGTCAATATAACCGCCCAATGTATGCACCCGAATTTCTTATTTGGCTTGACGATGTCAAATGAAATCAGCGTGCCCTATTTGAGCGTGTATGAGGCGGCGAACGCGTTTGGCTTTTATCAAGGCAATTCCATTTATAAAGAATATCAAGGGCAATTTGATATTTTAAATATAACACCAGGCGCGGTTATTACAAAAAATACGGGCTGTTTGTCGAATACTTTGTTTCATGTCTCGGGCGAAGTGTTTGTTCAACAAATTATGAAACTCATCGGCAATGTACAGGGAACTACGTGTGCTTATTGGGGCCATGCGCTCTCGAATTATCTCATCAATTTAATGCCGCTCTTGAAAGATGGCATGCTGAAAAAAGTGGGCGAAACAATTGCGGAAGATTTTATGGGGAAAGTAGGAGAGGATAAGTATACAATTAGGGGGTCCACCTAGGGGGACACCCCCTACGACCCCCACACCTAGGGGGGCACCCCCTACTACCCCCGCACCCGAGAGGCGGACGCATTCGGTGGACGCAAATACAAATTAACCCTAATCCAAGCTCTCCCCCAAGCTCCGCCCCTCGGCTGTGGGGGGGCCGTGGGGGGTTAACCCCCCAGATATTTCAAGGCCTTCAAAATAACCTCTTCCTGTTCGCTTAATTTCTGGAATAAGAGGATTTCGGACATTTTCGCCTGAAAAAGCATATTCATTTTATTTTTACATTTAATATGAATATCCGCATTAACCGCTTTGATATCGCAGACAATACCCCCATTCGTCAATTTGATGATTTCAGGATTTTTTAACGATATCCAACGCACATAACTACCAAACCGCAAATCTTCCAAGTTATTCACACAACGATACGTTTTCAACTGTTTTTGCAGTTTTATTAAGGCCTCGCGTGGTAAATTTAATTGTTGTAAAAGGTCGTTCTTCTGTTTGGCAATGGTCGCATAATCGAGTTCGACAACCGCTTCATTGTTGTCGTTGTTTAGCGCATGCAAGAGATTATGAATGTCCATATAAATATAGTTTTGTAAATATATTTATATATTAATTTTTAAGAACTTCATACAAAATGG